GTGCCTTGAAGCCGCTTGGGGCGGTGTAGGCGAAGGGGCGTTGGCCGAAGTTGGCAACGTAGGTTGCGTTAAACGACATCACGAACGGGAAGTATTGGACACCCGCCGTGGTGCCGATGGCCCCTTGAGATACGTTATTTTTATAGAAAGTTACTTGATTTGAGTCAGCATCAAAGGCAACGCCAATAACAGTGCCACTGGAGTATGAGGCGCCGTATGTGGTTCTGCTGGCATCTACACCTTTGCTGCCATCTTCAAAATAAATAACTTGAGATGCAGCATTCTGGACGTTGAGCGGCACAGCGGAACTACCAATACCGACCGCCCCTTGAACGCTGCCTCCAGGTGTGATTTCGTAGTACCACTTGCCAGACGAAGGGAAAGCTATGGTGCCACGGACATTCCTGGCGGTGCTATTGGTGTTAGTGAGTTCAAGATTGCCATTTGAAATGGTAAGACTTGAGTTGGCATCCAGAGGATTCCAGGTGCAGTAATTCCCCCGCACCTGCCCCCCACTTCCCGTATCAACCTCGCTGCCGTTGGTGGGTACATCGACGAGGCTGTCGTTGCCTGCACCAGCGGTGACGGATAGGTTGTTGGGCGTCCAGTTGTTGCCGTTGCCGGAGCTGTCTTTACCCAGCGTGGTGGCAGTGGCGGCAGAGTTATCGCTGAAGTCGAGCTTGAAACCGTTGGTGCCATAGGAGCCGGTATAGGCAATCGGTTGCCAGATGCCGTTGGCGTCGAACTCACCGAAGCTGGTGGGGTCTAGGGCTTGGGAATTTACAAAGTAAATATCAGCAAGGTACTGATTGCTGTACTGGTTATTAAACCCTACGTCTGCGCCAATATAATGAGCGTTTGTTGAGTTAACAATAGAATCTGAAGAGCCTGGGTCGCCAGTGGTGTCAAAAGTTGTTACCTCTACACCGTTAACATATAGCCTGATTCGATTGGCAGTTGTCCCGTTCGCGCTGTCCCAAGCAAGAACAATGTGATACCAGGCAGAGAGATCTCTGTATACAGCAGTTGTGATTCTGCGTCCCGCGTATGCGCCCCCTACATAGTTAAAGAACTGAATCGCATTTGCCGCAGTAAACTGCAGGACGGTGCCATTATTACCATCTTGAACAGCGGCGAAAATAGTCTGAGAACTGTCCAACCTACTCCTCTTCACCCACCCCGCCCAGGTCCACGTCTTGCGGTTGCCGGCTGATGCTGGCGTCCGGGACAAGTAGGCACTGTCGCTACTGTTGAATCTGAGTGAACGTGAGATGCTGTACCCACCACCACCTTCCTGCCCCAGCAGAAGGCTGTTGTTCAAGGCGCTCATTTCACGTCACCAATAAAGCGGACCGCAATGCGAGTCGTTGACTCAACGTGATAGGCCAATAAATCCACAGCATTGGCCGTTGTGGTGAGCGTCGGTGCTGTGCCCCCTGGGAACTTGAAGACACTGTTGTAGGCGAGTGTCCTGGAGCCGGTGCCGTCCTGGACCACACGGATCACACCACTCTGACCAGCAACAACATTCGTCGGGGCACCAAGGGTGCGGTTACCGCCGAGGGTGACCTGGAACTGATTGCCAAGGCTCAGGTCAGTGGCGATGGTTGCTGCATCGGTGAGCGTGACGTAGGCGCCGCGTTGAGCAGCAGTGAAGGTCTGTGCAACGTCGGTCTTGGCCGTGTCAGCGTCATAAGCTTGAACAGTACTACCAATGGCACTAGAGGTAAGTATATTAGCATTATAAGCTTGTACACTTACACCAATATCACCAGCATCAAGTACAGCATTAGCACCGACTGACAAGGACACTGGTACATTAACAGCACCAGCAGGGTCTACAGTAAGGCGTGCAGTACCACCAGTAACAAGTGCTAGTTCATCAGCACCAGTATGAGCAATACCAGTGTTTACATCACCATCAAAGGAGTAAACAGGAGCTGCAGTAGAGGTGCTATCATCAGCTTTAAGTTGACCAGTAAGGGTACCACCAGTAGTCTTAAGGTACCGACTATCAGAGTCAGTAGCGTAGTAACGTACCCACACCCAAGTAGAAGTAGCACTACTATAGTAGATCTCAACAGTAAGTCCACTGTCCCCTATGAAGCCCCCAGGAAGCCCACTAAGGGGTGTAAAGGATTGAATACCTGTAGAGTCAAGGATACGGATAGCATCACCGTTTACAGGCGATCCTGGGATGGCTGCAACGTTAGCTACCACTGTATAGGCAAGAGCCTCTGCAGCAGCATTAAGAGCCGCTGTAGCGTTAGTGTTAGCTGTGTTAGCGGTAGACACTGCACTAGCTGCTGCAGCACTAGCAGCATTAGCTGTAGACACAGCTGAGTTAGCCGTAGACACAGCACTATTAGCTGTGCTAGTAGCTGCATTAGCCGTTGATACAGCACTAGCAGCTGTTGCCTGAGCTGCAGTCGAGTTACTAAGGGCTGTGTTAGCCGTTGTAGTAGCGGCATTAGCTGCAGCAGTAGCAGTAGCTGAGTTATTACTAGACTCCTGTGTTACATAGAGACCTTGAATAAAGTTATTATTAAGGTCTTGTGCACGAATAGCAGAACCAGAGTAGAAGGTAGCAGCTAGATCGCTATCATCAGTCTGACGATAGATGATAATAGCAGCACCATTAGCTGGTGTATTACCAGCAGTGAATAGTACCTGTCCACCAGTCTTAGTGCTGTAGTTAAGACTTTGTAGGTTATAGTGAGTACCAGCTGTTTTAAGGACACCTGCAACAGTAACCTTAATATCAGTAGGCTCTAGCCATTTAAAAGTAAAAGAAAAGGGTCCTAAGTTGGACCCATCACCAGTGAATGTATTTTGTGTAGTAGCCATCTCTAAGGTTAGCGATACATTTGAGTTAGTCGTTCAATCTCTGCTTTACGACGATCAGCAGCCCGTGCAGCATCATCAATACGACCTTGTTTCATGAGGTTCTTATTGGTCAGTGACTCTTGGATAGAGCGCCACATCGGTTCATTTTCTTGTTGCATACGCAACTCAGCTGCCTTCTGAGCTTGAGACATGATGTCATTCATCACTGAATAGACTTCACTTTGAGCTGCTTGTATCTCCTCAGATGGACGACCTTGTACACGCATTGCACGGATACGATCCAACTGATCGTTATACTTCTTGTTCTTACTTAGCTTATCGAACTCCTTCCACAGTTGTTGCTCACCGATGTACTTATACAGTACTTCACGTTCCTGTGGGGTGTATTCATGGTTACCAGAGCTATCCTTACGAATCATCTGAATACCATCCCAGCCACTATCAATCAACCACTGTCTCCAAGGCTCAGTGCCCTCACTGATCTTAACTGGGTTAACAGCATTAAGAGCGCGAAGGACTGGGTTATCAATATCATTGAGGGGCTTACCCGTGTAGATATCAATCTGTTCAGGTAGTTGACTGGAGAAGCCAGGTACCTTATTGGTAACATAACCAACTAGGTCCTTATAGATATCCTTTTGGGAACTAGTGACAGCGTTAGAGACAACACCAAGAGCACCAGATAGAGGGATAGCAGCCCTTACTTCATTAGCAAGGAAGCGAGAGATAGCAGTTTCATCACCGTTAGCAACAGCAACAACAGGCTCAAGACCAGCAGTCCAGGACTTATTGACAAAGGTAGCAGAAAGAGTCCAAGCTAACTTATCAGTAAATGACTCAGTAAGGGTAGAGCCAATGTCACGTGAGTAGAAGGCAAGGTCACCAACAAGAGTCAAGATAGTATCAAGTGGTTCATAACCTGCGTAGCTCACCCACTTACCACCAATGTTAATGGTTTTAGGTTGCCAACCGAAGTTATCACGAAGCTTCTTACGTTCACCTGCATTAACAGGACCGTTACCACGGATGTTACCAGCCAAGGCATGTCCAAGCATAGAGGAAGACAGCAGTGCACCAAAGGCTACACGACCACGGTATTCAGCCTCAAGACCCTTGAAGATAGCCATACCATTAGGTACACCATCATACGCAATACCGTGCTCCATGAGAGCTTCTTTGATCTTGTCGATGTCATCACCAGCCCACAGTACTTTTGAGTACCTGTTCATACCAGGTAGAGTGGCGATAGGAGTATAAGACATTGCCATCTTAACACCATTAACACCAGTCTTAGGGAACATGAAGAATGGCTTGAGGATAGGAAGCCTATTAACACCACGAGTCAACCACGCAGCAGTCTCATCATCCAAGTTCAGTGCCATCTCTCCAGCAGCATTCTTAGCAGCAGCATCAGTCAAGTTACCAAGAGCATCGAAGGACTCATCATAAGCCATCTTCTCAGCCTTAGCTAGTTGTTGGGCTAGTTCAGCTCCTTTATAACCAATACTAGATACTTCATCCCATGCCCTAGCACGAGCCATCTGAGAGGCTACAGTAGTCTGTACAAAGGAGTCAGCACTAATCATAGCATTAGTACCGTACTTAAACCACCGCCAGTTACCAAGGTCATACATGAACCTAGCAAAGCGATACTGAGCAAGACGACCCCAGTTACCATCCTTTTCCCATACCTGTTCCATATCGGCTAAGGTATCCCAAAGGTTAGGGTTATAGTCAGTAACAAGGTCTTCACGTGCTAGTTCACGGAAGTCAGTAGTAGCATCATTACCCCACTTACCGTTATTCCAGGTACGCTTAAAGGTATCCCAGGAGTCATTCAATGCACGCTTATTAACTTGCCAGAATGAACCGTAGACATGGGTAGCCTTACGGAGATCATCAACAGTGTTACGACCCATCAAGGCACCAATACCAGTACCAAGGAAGGCGTTATTAGCACGTAGGGTAAGTGCAACAGTGTTACCAGTAATAGCTTTGAGAGCTGAGATACCAGACAACATGTTGTTGTAACGTACTGCCCACACACCTTGTGCAAAGGCATTCAGACCTTCATCACCACTCTTAAGAAGACCAACTGGGCTAAGTTGCTTAGCACTCCACTTCATCAACTTGTCAAGGGAATCTACATCACCCCTAGTTAATGCAAAGGCATCAATCAAAGGTTGAGCAGCATCAGGACGATCCCTAGCAATAGTACGAATCATATCCCGATAGCCTTGGGCTTGGACGTTCTTCTCTTGTACCTTAAGGTCAAACTGTTCAGTAATCTGTCTAATAGCAGTCTCCTTATCAGGTGACTCCTTAAGGAACTTCTGCCAACGATCTTGGTTCTTAAGTGCCCAACCAGCGATGTACTTATTAAGTGCATACTCTTCCATAAGGAAGGCAAGGCGATCACCAAGCATCTCAGTAGTACGGCCAAGGTCAGCACTCTCAGGGAATGCCTTATAGCCCTCAGCAATATCTGCTACTTCACGTCCTACAGTATCCATAGCACGAGCTGATGTTTCAGTAACGATTTGACCGATGTACTTATCAGTCAGTTCACGCATAGCATAGCCAATGGCTTCTGCTTGAACATCGTTGACATACTTAATAGAACGACCATCAAGAAGGGTTTTTACATCACGGTTGTTAAGGAATAGGTTCTTAAGATCAGATACCTTATCAGTACCAATGATGTCGTTATAGATCTTCCAGGCACCATCACTCATTTGAGCTTTGGTGTACCTGAAGCCGTCAACGATAGCATCAAAGTTACCAGTAGCACGAGTGCCTTCAGCTAGGTCTTCAATAAGGTTACGGGATACAGCATTACCTTTACTGAGGTCATAGTAAGCACGTTCAGAAAGGATAGGAGCAGGAGAACCACTAGTGTTACCCATCTTGATAGCAGTAGTGTCTGCCATGTTACGGGCAATATTGCCAGGAGGGATGCTAAGAGCAGCAGTAGAACCCTCAGGGAACATAGAAGGAGTGATCATAGGATCAGTACCTGTAGCCCCACTAGGATCGTCCATAAGGCGCCCTTTACCTACCTCATCGATCTGACTATCACGGCTTACCTGTTGACGCTCTACAAACGATTCTAGAGGGCTCTCAGTGAGGTCTGTAGCTCCAGTGTTAGCATACTGTTGGGTGAGCTTACCTGCCTCGCTATCAAGACCTTTGATTTGTGCTTCAAGGTCACCAATACGGATGCTTTGTTCGATGAGTTGTGCTTCATCAATAGGAGCAACAGAAGATACCTGTGCCAGCTCTTCCTGTAGAGACATGCGTTGTGTATCAATCTCAGACAACCGAGTAGCAGTAGCAGCATCAGCATTAATAAGAACCTCGGAAGACATGAACTCCTTAGCTGCACTATCATTGGGTTTAAACCAATCCATTACTCCACGACCTGCAGCAGCAGAGTAACCAATGATATCACCAATAATACTAATACCAGCTGATTCATAAATAGTCTTTTGACGACGTACTTCAGGAGAGTCAGTGTCCTTAGTAACTAGTGCATCAGGAACAGGCAACCAAGGTGCAGCTTCTTTAACAATCGTTGCTACTGTCTCACCCTCAGATTGGTCACTGATAGCGTTAACAGCAACATCACCAGCAACGTTAATACCAAGGGCAGAGAGACCACGAGCAACAGGACCACCAGCCATACCGGCAGTAGCTACACGTGATGCAGCACCAACACCAATACTAGGAACAAGGACAGAAGATACTTCCCTTACCTTTTGAAAGCCAGGGTTCTTGAACTTTGTCTGAGCATCCCAGGTATCATCAATCCACTCAGCACCAGGGATACGGCCAATTAGATCAGCACCAAAGTCAATGATACCCATACCAACTGACCCAAGACCCTCAAGGGTACGTTGGGCGTAAACACCAAGGTCTTCACTAAGGTTAGCATTAGGATCACCACTACCATAGATAAAGCCACTACCAGGGTTAAGTGGTTTCTGTGGTTGTTGACCACCACCAGTAAGCTGTTGGGTAGCTTGTTGTTGAGGAGACTTAACAGGTTGTACATTACCAGCTGCTTTATTCTCAGCTGGTGTAGCCTCCTTATACATCGTCTCAGGAGCTGTCTGAGGACTATAAGCTGGAGCTGCCTGTTGCAAAGCTTGCTCTTCAGCAAGGGCTTCGGCTTCTAGACGCTTCAGTTCTTCTTCATCTACATAAGGGGTTTGTGTCATAGGGTTCTACCATGTAAGAAACTGAAACGCCGTCCATCCGGCAGTTGAATAACCAATTTATCTCCGTGTTGTGTACGAGATTTAGATACAATACGTGCTCCATTCTGAAGGAACACCTTAGATCCTTTAGCTGTGCCGTAGTCAATACCATGAGAACCACGGGCTACATGACCAGCAAAGGTATCAGTGATAGGAATACGACTCAAAGGAACACGTCCAAATTGAGGGTCATCAACAACGACAAAGTTATCAAGAGCTTTAGCTGAGAACTCCCTAGCAAACTCATTAACTGATGTGTTAGGGTTGTCTTGTTGTTTAACATCTAGGTGGGGGCCAGTAGAAGTAGGTCCAATGTTGTCTGTAATGTAAGCAAGAGTGGGACGCATAAATGCTTGGTTACGTGCAGGAGGCGCAGGATTATATACTTGATCAACATTGACACCCATCTGTTGCATTACACGAATGATCTTACTAGGATAAGCAGCTTCACCACCAGCATAGCCACCAGCAGCAATAGCTTCAATAGCTTGACGTGGTGTCTTAGCACCAGCCAAACCAGGAGCATACCTAGGATCAGTCATGAGGTTCATAAAGTCTTTAGCAGACTCTAGAGGAGAAGCATAGTCACGCCAGTATGATCCATTCTTCTGTGTGCCTTGACCAGGGCGTGCCTTAATGTTAAAGACATTGTTCTTACCACTGGTGTACTTGCCCCAACCAGACTCCAATGCCCACATAGCAGCCATCACCTGAGGGAACTTAAACCCAGCTGCACTACCAAGTGCCTGTACATCAGCATACCCACTGTTACCTGTACGTACTGTAGCAGGTGCATTACCACTACCAATAATAGTAGTGTTAAGGCGATCCTGAGTAGTAGGTTGAGCAAAGATACTACGCAACACTGGATCATTAATTTGACTCAGTTGATCCCTAAAGCCAGGCTTCACTTGTTGTGTAAGGCCAGCTGCTTTAAGTTGAGCATTCAGGATCTGGGTAGGTGTCATGCCAGGCAATGCCCTAGACAAATCAGTATAGACCTGAGGGATAGAGATTGGCTTACCACTGGAAATGCGGTTATCGATATCCTTAAGGAGAGCAGGGCTAGCAAGTACTTCTGTGTTAATTACATTGTTGTTAGCACGTACCTTTTTGATAACCTCAGAGGAGTTAATAACATTAATGGTAGCAGGTGCACCAGGATGCTTACCAGGTGTAAATGCAGCATAGAAGGCTTGTGTTTGACCTGTCTTAGCAGCAGAAGATGCAATGACAGCAAAGGCTCCCTTCTTAGTTTCAATGGCTGTAAGAACATCCAGGCGTGCTTTATTAGCAGCAACACCAGGTTCCATCGTCTTAGCGTATTGCTTGAACTTCTGGTTGTACAACTTAAGGGCATAGTCAGATGCACCACGCAAGCTATAGTGAGCAGCACGGTTAGTACTATCACCAATCAAGTTCTGCTTAAGTGCATCACTAAGTTCAGCTTTAATGGTCTCTTGTTTGATACCAGAATCAGATCGTTGTTGATCTAACTGTTGTGCACGTGTACGCCATGTCTCACGTACTTCAACAGGAACACCAGGTTGATCTACATCACCAGCAGTAAGGGTACCTTGCTCATATTGATCACGGAACTGCTTAGTCCAGAAGTCAGCATTTTGTTGTTCAGTAGTGAAGGCAAGGTGAGCCTGAAGACGATCAGTGGAGATGCCTTTAGTCTTAGCCTCTTTGATGATAGCAGTAAGAGTCTCTTCATTAGGGTTGTTGTTACTCACCCAATCAAGTAGCTGATCTTCTTTACGTTTGTTCTCGCGACGCTCTTGTGCATCGATGATTTGAAACTCAGCTTCCTTATCCTTTTGTCGATTAGTAAGGAGTTCATCATACTCAGCCTTAAACCGATCCTTCATACTACCTTGATCGGTCATAGCATTAGACCAGATCTGCTCTACTTGTTGATCAGAGAAGAGAGTAGTATCAGAGGTAAGTTTAATGAGTTCATCCCTAGCACCCCTACGACCGAGTGGAGTAGCTCCATCCTCACCATAGGTGGTAGCCATCATGTTGAAGGCTTCCATGAAGGACTCACCAGTAGGATTCTCTACCAGCAGTCGCTTAGCTTGAGACCGAATATCATCCGACTTATTACGGATATCAGACTTCCTAGCTGACTCTACAAGCCCACTATATGCTTGATTAGCACGCTGTAGGGGCTCCATGATGGCCATTGGTTTGATATCCAGTAGGCCATTCTCCTTAAGGAACTCACCAAGCAATCCAGCCGAAGCAGCAAGCCTCTGCTCAGCAGAACTAAGACCACGTTCATCTAGTTTACTTTGAGCCCATGCAGGATAGCCACTAAGGGCTTGCCTTGCATAAGCTTCCATCATACCTACATGGAGAGCCTTATTGCTAGAAGCTAGGTTACTAACAAGGTATGGGTTAGCATTACGTTGTTGTAGGCCACCAACAATTTGGTTAGTAGCCTCACCAGATGTTTTAAGGAGAGACTTAGCTGTAAGGTGATTCCTAAGTTCCTCCTGTGAGATCTGACCAGAAGCTACAAGGTAAGCACCTTGAACCTTATCAGCTTCATCCTTTTGCTTTTTATATTCAGTGACAGTTTCAGCAATAGTGGTGCTAAACTTAGCAAGGCTATCAAACACTGCTTTAGCGTTTTCACCTTTCTGTAGCTCACTTTTGATCAGTATCTCTGCATTACGACTAATAGCCTTTTGACGGCCCTCAGCAAGCTTTGTTTCCCACTGATAGTTCTGATCACGATCTCTAGCTTCGATGCTGAGCTTACGTTCAAGTCCAGCACCATACTCGTCTCTAACCTGTTTAATCTCCCTACGGTTATCCTCCATACCACGTATGATACGGTTATCTCGTTCTTGCATTCTAGCAAGACCTTCCGTAGGTGCTTTAATAGGATCGAAACCTATACTCCGGGCGTACCCTCTGTAACTTACTTGATCCATTTTTAGTAATTACTTATTTACCAGCAGCATAAATACTACCAGCACTACTTATCAGACCACCAGCTGCTCCCATCCATGCAGCTGCAGAAGACGCCTTAGCACCTTTAATTGGCTTAGGACCGAAGTCAAACTTCTTAGGCTTACGTGGTTCAAGGTACTCAGCACGTGGTGTAGTGAGAGGCTTAGGTGGTGCAGGAAGACGATCTGGCTTAAGCATACGACTAGCTTCTGCTGCAATATCAGCACCAAACTTATCGTTAGCAATCTTACGCAGAGCAGCCCCTGTATCAGCCTTAGCACTCAACAGTGATTCAGCAAGGATAGCTTGGTTCCTACCAAGAGCAGCAAACTCAGCTTGTTCAGCCTTATCTGCACTTCTACCTTGTTGCCCTTTAACAGCAGCAACACCTTCAGACTGGAGTGCCTTAATAACAATATCTTGGTTCTGGAATGCCATCTCTTTCATCGCATCCTCTAACTTACGATACTCAGCTTCATTGGCAGCAGCTTGTGCCATCTGGTTGAAGGTAAGCTGTTGACCGTAGATCTGTTCAGACTTAGCATATTGCTTCATCTGAGATGCATACTCAGCAGCTTGGATCTTTAACTTAAAGTCCCAATCCTGAAGGTTAGTAGCATCCTTATAAGCACCAAGTGTTTCCTCATTCTTTTGATTGAGACGCCACTGCTTATTACTATGTCTATAGTCAGACTTGATACGACGTTTGTCGTACCTCCATGACTGCATATCGTATTTGTACTGTCTTTCTATAGCAGCATTCTGTGCATCAGCTTCAGCTTGGCCACCAAAGCCACTAATGATAGAGCCAATACCAGCAATGCCTAAACTAATTAGATCCATTACTAACTCCTCCTATAGAAGCCAGGTGAGTATTGTCCTTCCCACTGCATAGACACAAGACTAACAGGGAACGGAGTATTTGAAGTTACTTTCATTGTATAGTTATCTGGTCTCTGATAGATAGGAACTTTATAAACATAAGCATCACGGAATGGTGAGGTGTTAGCTGGATAGAAATCAGCAATCTGTGCACCACCAATACTAGACCACTCAGGCCTACTACGATCCCTAATACTGAAATAGACATCACCACCAAGTCCTGTATAGAATGCCATACGAGATGTGGTAGTAACAGCAGTGAAGTCAACACCTTGCTGACCCATAGAGTAGTAGTACCTAGGAAGTGTAATCTCCATGTTATACTCATAACCAACATAGATGTAGTTACCAGTCACATCACCAGGGATGGTAAAGTAAGTACCACCACCATCAGATGCTAATACTGCTACATTGGTATAACCAGATTGTGTACCAGGGCTACCTGCTTTCAGTAGACCTACCACAAACCTAATGGTCTTAGTAGTGTTAAAATATGTAGGTAGATAAACTTTAGTTAGTGATGTAGTGTTACTGTAGCTAGGTGCTGTAGGTGGTGTAGGGGATACCATAGCAGCATCAGTTACTTCACACCATGAGTCAAGATAAGGATCAACAGTATTACCAAGGCTATTGAGAAGACCACCAGTACTAGGTGCAAGTACTAGCTTATGTTGAGTTACTGTATAACCCTCAGTGCCACTAGTAAGTACATAAAGAACATCACTTTGAACAGCTGTATGGATAACATTAGATGGCAGTAGCCACTTCACCCATGCAGCCATAGGACGTTCGTCTCCTTGCTCGAAGAACTTGTATAGGTACAAAGTATTAGAAGCCCTAGCAGAAGCTGCCCACAGGCCATTCTGGGCACTTCCTACGGAGTCTGTGATGCTTTGTGGCATCCACTCAGGAACGATCTTAGTAGTCTCAGTAACAGTAGGTGTCTCCCTTTGACCTCTAGTGAAGATCTCAAATACCCTAGACCAGCTCTGGTTACGGCTAGCATATAGCACAGTAGAGCCAAGGTCAATAGGTTTTAGATACCTATCACATTCGTAGTTAGCAATAGTACTGATAGTGCAGTTAGCTGGTGTCCATGCACCATTCTCTGCCTCCATCAAGAACTGCTGGCTATCACTAAACAACAGTAGACCCTGTGTAATAGGTACCACTGAGCGGATAGTAGCTGGTTTAATGCTAGCACAGCTAAGGTCAATAGGATCGGAAGCAGTTAATGTAGTAGCTGATTTATGATAGAAGTTATAGTAGTCTCCAGCTTGGGACATAGAGACATTATCCTCAGTCAGGAATCCAAGCCTATTGTTAAATAGGAAAATATCCTGGATAGTATTATCAACAAAGGTAGGGTGTGCGTTAGAGTCATTGTCTCCAACCAACCTAGGCTCCCATAGTAGAGGAAGGCTGTTAATGGTCTCTGAGCCGTCCAGGAAGGTGGCTCTAAAGGTAAGAGGACTAAGACTAGTGCGGATCAATGCAACAGGCATTGTAGCCTCATTTAGGCCAGTGCTGACGTTAGGTGCAATAGTCTCTTCCCAGTAACCCTTACCACTTACACCATCATCAGCAATGAACTTCAAGTAGAAGTCATCTTGACCAGCTGAGGTGTTATTGATTTTAACAACTTGGTTATGCTTAGCCTGTTCAGGTAGACGTGCAAAGGTATCAACTGAATCCTGGAAGGCTCGGATGTACTTACCATCAGGACCACCAAAGGCAGACACATTAGTATCAGAACTAAAGGTAAGGTAGATGGTATTATCGATGATAGTCTTGGTAGCAAAGCCACTGGTGATAGCAGCAGAGATACCAGCCATAACTGTACTGATGATTAGGTTACCAGAACCAGAACTAGGTGATGTATAAGTAAACGTAGATGCACCAATGGTTACTGAATAAGTATTAGCGTGATCAACAGTAGTAACAATAAGTGTTGCTTGACGCTTAGCATTCCAGCTAGGAGCTGCTTTAGCAGTTACTATTTTCTCACTATTGACAATATAAGTGAAGTCATTAATAGTAAGGGTCTTAATGCTACGGTAATCTGTAGCAGTCAGATAGCTTTCAATAGATGCTTGCTTACCAGCTGGGTAAGTGACAGTAGCAGCAAGACCAGTTAGGATATTCCATACCTTAGTTACACCAGCAGAAGATACAGTAGCAATGTACTTCTCCTGGTTATCACGGAACATACTGAACCATGCTGTATTATCAGAGGTACTAGCAGTAAGACTAGCCAACTTACCAAGGAACTTACCACCTGGACGCTTTAGCATACCAAGAGTAATATCCGGGTAGCAGTTAAGGGCATCCTTGACTTGACCCAACAGCATCTTCTCATCAGCTTGTTGGGAAACACCACCAATGAAGTTAGGTATACGTTGAGATACTGAAGTCATCGTGCAAGAGCCTTGAATGGTTTATAGCTACTATAGAATCCATCACCTTGCTTGAAGCCAAACATGGTGTAGTCACCCTCATTGCACTCATACTCAAGACAGTTGGACCTACGCCATGTCTCAAATGATGCTAGGGCTTGGGTAAGATTGACATCACCAACAAGACGAATAGCACAACGTGTAGCAGCTCGTGATGTGATGTAATCTTTAAATACTTGGGGGAGATCAATGAAATCATAATACCAGACCACATCTACATCGTAGGTCTTAGTGGTATCCCATACATCAGTATGTCCGATCTTATCATATAACCTACTATTCCTAATAACGGTATCGTAGTTGCTATTAGCTACGTTATCGCTAAGATCAATTTGCAGCATACTACCAGTCAGTGATAGATAGCCATTAGTATCAGGAGTAAGTGGATACTCAACCTCTCGGTTAAATGTCCATCCCTCTGCCTGTACCTCCCGAGAGACTTGCATTAAGGTCTCATAAGCAATTGCAACTTCCGGGTTGATTACAGCTTCGACAGTAGACCCATCTTCATACGTGATGGTCTGTGCCTCGATGGTGGTAACAGGCGCCTGACCAATAGACGCCAGAATTTCATTAACAGCTTGTAGCTCAGCCTGAGCGTTATTGGTATACGGCATAACAATGACGTTATAAAGAAATTAAAAAAAAGGGACCCTCGAAAGGATCCCCATTAGAACTAATTAAGCAGCAGTACGGCTGGCATCAAGTGCCGGAGAATCCGACTCAACACCAGAGTAAGAAGTACGAAGACACTGGGTCTCCGAGAACACGCCAGAGGCGGTAGCACCACCGTGAGTGCGGGATACCGAGCGACGAACAGCATGGTTGTCAGAGACAGCCAGGTTGCCGTTATCAGCATAGGTAGAAGCGTATGCGCCAGTTACGGTGCGGGTAGCGAAATTAACGTTACCAGCCACACCATTACCACCAGCAGCAGTAGAAAGATTAGCCATTAGATAGTACCTCAGTTGGTATAAGAAACAGTGTCAACACGGAAGGTGGCAGCAGTA